AACAGGGTGTGCCTCGTCCGCGGCGTGGAGTGGTGGAAGTCAAACGACGCCGCGTTCGGCGTCATCGGCTCCACCGACACCGGTGCGCTGCAGGCGCCACGTAATACGTTCGCGCGGCACGCCGCCGAGCTGATCCCGCTGAAGCAGCAATGGGGGATCAGCTGATGGCCGCCACCACCACCCTCACCCAGCTCTCGGACATCCGCGACCAGGCCGCCGCTGCGCTGGAGCCCCAGGGCCCGGATGATCCCGACGTCCTCGTCGACGTCGTCGACAGCCTCTACCCGCCGGTGCTGATGCTGCTGTGGGACGACCCGTGGCTGACGCCCGAGGTCGGCCGTCGGCCCACGATGGGGCCGTGCGGATGGACCGCCCGGCTGCAGGTGCTGTGCGTCGCCGGGCGCCTGGAGCCCGGGCCCGGCATCCGCACCCTGGAGGAGCTCGTCGCTTACACCGTCGGCCACATGAAGGCCGATCTCTACACGTGGCCGCTGGAGGGCGTCAGCGCGCCAAGGGTCTTCGAGATCGCCTCGATCGCGTACCTCGGTGCGCGAGTCACCTACGCCGTCCCCATCACCGTCTAGGAGCAACGTTTTATGCCCGAGCCGCTACCGCTGATCCTCACCGACGCCGGCCTCATGATCAACGACACCGAGCTGGCGTGCGTCACCAACCACATCGAGCTGAGCCCGGACACCAGCGTCACCACGCTGGACACCATGTGCGGGTCAAAGGACTACCCCGGCACCGTCAAGTGGTCGCTGCTGGCCACGCTCTACCAGTCCTTCGACGTCGGCGCGACCGAAGAGGTCCTCTCCGGGGTCATGGACGCCTACCGCACCGACGGGACGCTGGCGACGTTCTCGATCCTGCCCTACAAGAGCCAGCCGGTGTCGGCGACCAACCCGCAGTGGTCGGGGAGCCTGATCCCCAAGGACTACAGCCCGATCAACGGCGACGCCGGCGACGCCTCCACCGTCGAGCTCGAGTGGTCGGTCGACGGCGCGCCGACCAAGTCGATCGTCCCCGGCCCCTAGTGCCCGACCGGGCCGTCGACGTCGAGATTAAGGGCACGCGAGAGCTTGCCCGCGGCTCGCGGCGCCTGGCAGGCAACATCGATACCGCCGCGCAGGCGGCGTTCAAACGGACGGCCGATCAGGCCGGCACCCTGGTCCGCTCCCGGGTGCCTCATCTGACCGGCCGTCTGGCGGCTAGCGTCGAAACCGACGCCACCGATCACGGCGCGCTGGTCGGCATGGGCGCAGGGCTGCCGTACGCCGGCTGGATCGAATTCGGCGGCGGCCACGGCCGCCCCTACATCGCAACCGGCCGCTACGTGTACCCAACCGCCCTGCACTCGGTGGCCACCCTGCAGCGCGCCGGCGAAGAAGCCGCCCGCTCGGAGATCAGGAGGATGGCATGGCCAGTACCAACGGCGCTGTAGCCGCGCTGCCCGCGACGATCAAGGTCGTCCAGGACATGACCCCCAACGAGTTGCGCGCCCTCAAGGAGGAGACCGGCCGGCCGCTGGGGGAGCTCATCGGCGGCGACGTCGACGACATGGACAAGGCGCCCGACCGCATCCAGTCGCTGGTCTGGGTCGCCCTGCGGCGCGCCGGCTACGACGTGTCGTGGCAGGACGCCGGGGACGTGCGGCCTGACATGACCGAGGCGATGGTGGACCCTACGAGCAGCGCCAGCTCGAGCAGCTGATCCGGTTCTGCCGGTTCTGGCGCATGACTCCCCGCGACGTCGACGAGCTGCACCCCGACGAGTACCAGGCGATGGTCGACTACGCGATCCGTGAGCAGCGCGAGGAACGCCGCGCTGCCCGGAAGGCCAGGCGCTGATGGCGAACCCGCAGGTCGTCGTTGACTTCATCGCCAACACGTCGAAGCTGACGGCGGGGTTCAGTCAGGCCGGCAGCGGTGCCACCGGGTTCGGAACGAAGATCAAGGGCCTCGCCCGCGCCGGAGTCGCCGCCGCCGGCGCCGCCGGCCTCGCCGCCCTCGCCGCGACCGTGAAGGTCGGCGCCGACGAGATGAGCCAGGCGGCGAAGGTCTCGGCCCAGACCGCCGCCGTGCTGAAGTCGACCGGCGGCGCCGCCGGCGTGTCCGCCAAGCAGGTCTCCGCCCTGGCGGGCGCGCTGATGCGCAAGTCCGGGATCGACGACGAGGCGATCCAGTCCGGCGAGAACCTGCTGCTGACGTTCACCAAGGTCCAGAACAAGGCGGGCAAGGGCAACGACATCTTCAACCGGGCGACCAAGACGATGGTCGACATGTCCGTGGCCCTCGGCCAGGACATGGGCACCTCCGCCGTCCAACTCGGCAAGGCGCTGAACGACCCCATCAAGGGCGTCTCCGCGCTGCAACGCGTCGGCGTGTCGTTCACCGCCGGCCAGAAGAAGCAGATCAAGGCGCTGGTCGACTCAGGCCAGACGATGAAGGCGCAGAAGATCATCCTCAAGGAGCTCAACACCGAGTTCGGAGGATCCGCGGCGGCGGCCGGGAAGACGCTGCCCGGCCAGCTGAACATCCTCAAGCAGTCCTTCTCGAACCTGGCCGGCGAGATGATGGGCAAGCTGGTCCCGGCGCTGACCGCGGTCACCAAGTTCTTCATCGAGCACCCCAAGCTGGCCAAGGCGCTGGTCGTCGGGGTGCTGGCTGTTGCCGCCGCGATGGTCGTCCTGAACGCGGCGCTGGCGGTGTCGGCGGCCCTGTCGGCCCCCTACATCGGCCTGATCCTCGGGATCGGCGCCGCGGTCGCCGCGCTGATCATCGTCGCCGTCCTGCTCGCCAAGAACTGGGACAAGGTGACCGGCGTCCTCAAGAAGGGCTTCGAGATCATCAAGCGCGCCGCCGCCAGCGTGTTCGGATGGCTGAAGGCGAACTGGCCGCTGCTGCTCGGGATCCTCACCGGCCCAGTCGGCCTGGCCGTCGTCATGATCATCCGCAACTGGGCGAAGATCCGGGCGGTCACCGCCGGCGCCTGGGCCGCCATCCGCAGCATGACGTCCGCGGTCTGGAACGCCATCCGCGCCGTCGTCTCCGCCGCCGTCAACGCCGTCTCTAACGCGGTCTCAAACGCGTGGAACACGATCCGGTCGTTCACCAACCGCGCCTGGGGCGCCGTCCGCTCGAGCGTCAGCTCAGTCGTCAACGCCGTCAAGAGCATGCTGTCCGGGCTGGCGCACTGGATCGGCGCCCTGGTGTCCGGGGCGCTGGGGACCGCGCTGAACCGGGCGCGCGCCATCTTCGGGCGGATCACCGACGGCGCGCAGGCCGCCGTCAACGGCGTGCGCAACGCCATGAACACCGTCGTCCGGGTCATCGAGTCGGTCGTCGGCCGCGTCCGCAACGCCGCCAACAGCGTCGCCAACGCGATCAAGGCACCGGTCAACGCCGTCCTGCGCGCCTGGAACAGCATCACCCTGTCGATCCCCAGGGTCACGATCCCGTCGTTCAAGATCGGCCCCAAGAAGTTCGGCGGCGGCAGCTTCGGCGGCGGCTCGATCGGGTTCCCCGACGTCCCGCTGCTCGCCCAGGGCGGCGTCGTCACCCAGCCGACGCTGGCAATGGTCGGCGAGGGCCAGGGCGCCGAGATCGTCGCGCCCGAGAAGCTGCTCAGGGACATCGTCGGCGACCGCGAGGTCCACGTCCGCGTCTTCATCGGCGACACCGAGCTCAAGGACCTCGTGCGCACCGAGATCGTCGACTCCAACACCGGGCTGGCCCGCACGCTGCTCGCCGGGCAGGCCATCTGATGGCGCTGGCCGCCGTCTCCGAGCCGGACCGCCGCGCCGTGCGCCTGGACTACACCGTCCCCGCCGGCGGCGCCACCGTCACGATCAGCCGCACCGGCCCGTCCGGCACCCCGGCCTCGGTGCGCAACTGGGACCAGGCGACCGTCGTCCCCGGCGCGGTCATCGCCCGCGACTTCGAGGCCCCCATCGGCGTGCCGCTGACGTACACCGCGCAGTCCTTCAACAGCACCGGCGCGGTCATCGACACCCAGACCGCCACCATCACCCTGGCCGGCCAGGGCTGCCAGGACACGTGGCTCAACGACCTCGCCCGCGTCGGCAACACGATGCAGGTCCAGCTCGAGGCGCTGGCCGAACTCGCCTACCCGGTGCCGGCGACCGTCCACGAGGTCATCACCCGCCGCGCGCCGATCGTGTCCTCCGACATCGCGCACACCCCCAGCTTCGACGTGTCGATCCTCACCGACACCCTCGACCAGCGCGACCAGGCCCGCGCGATCCTCGGCAACGGCATCCCCGTCCTGCTGCGCACGCCGCCCGAGCAGGGGATCGGCAACCTCTACCTGTCGGTGCTGGCGTTCGCCGAGCAGCGGATCGTCACCACCGGCAGCGTCCCCGCCCGCCGGTTCGTGATCTCCGGCCGGCAGGTCGCGCGCCCCGACCCCGCGCTGTACGCGCCGATCGGCCCGGTCGCCTACAGCTACGTCCACGCGACGTTCGCGACCTACGCCGCCCTGACGGCGCAGCGCGCCAACTACGACGCGACGCTGTACGACTGGGCGGGCGCCGCACCGACCGACATCGTCCCCTGGCCCCCCGACGACGTATGAGGCCCGCGTCCCCCGAGTTCCTGGCGTCGCTGCGCTACAGCCATGTCATCGCGTCCAGCGTCGGGCTGCTGTTCCCCGGCGACCCCACACCGGTCGACGTGCCCGTCGAGGCCGGATCGGTCACCATCGACCGCACCGCCCAGAACCGCCGCGCCGGGACCGTCACCATCCCCTGGTCGCTGAACGCCGGCGAGGACCTCGGCGTCGACCTGCGCACCCTCACCCTCGGCGGCTACGCCCAGCTGCGCCGCGGGCTGCGCTACGCCGACGGATCGACCGAGCTGATCCTGCTCGGCACGCTGCGCGTCGAATCGGTGACCTGGGGGACCCTCGAGGCGTCCGCGTCGCTCGAGCTCGCCGACCGCATGGC